AGCATCTTGCTACAGCGTGGTGCCAAGCCCAAGATGAAGACGACGATTATGGGTAAGAAATTAGCGTATCCTGAAAATGCAGCAAACGTCCAGACATACAAGAATGCAGTAGCAGCGGTGAATCGTATGTTGGGTCCACCGATGAGTCGTAAGTCACGCAAGAATCGCAAGGCTAAGAAGACTCGTAAAAACAAGACCCATCGTGCTTAAAAGTATACATAAAAGATAGAAATGGCCGGTATGTATGCACTGTCGTCCCATTCCCGTCCGAGCCATCAGGCCCGTGTTCGGCCCCAGATTGAAATTGATGTAGAGAATGCACTAGATCGTATGATGTTTGCAATTGGCACTGGTGATATACAGACCTACAAACAGATTGTAAATGTTGAATTTCCTGTAAATTTCAAGCCGCGTATGACACGAAGCTACCACGAGTTATTAAAGAACTACATTCACCCATATAACAGTGGAACTTTCACGTATATGACTCCGCTTCAAGCCGCAGTGTTTAGTGGCAATCCTGACATGGTGGAAGAAGTCTTGCAACTAGGAAATGATATGGAATATAAAAGCGACGATGTTATACATCCCATTATTAAGAATAAGACGGCACGTGGTATGGCCGATGTGTTTATTGAAAATTCCACTACACCAGAACAGGCTGCACCCTACAAGGCGATTAAGAAAATACTCTTACAAAACGGTGCGAAGCCTAAGATGATCACAACCATGCTTGGTAAGAAACTAGCATTCCCTGAAAATAAGGCAAATGTTAATGCGTTTATGCGTGGTTCGACTGCGCTAAATAGTAATTATGGAAAGAGCCGCAAGAATCGCAAGAATCGCAATGCCCGTAAAAACAAGACCCGACGTGCGTAAAGAACTGATTTTATATTCATATACTAGATAATGGATAATTATACAAAGTTATTCTGGCTTAGCTTCTTACTTTTTGTTGGGTTATCCATATATTTATTATGTTGTACAAAAAGAACTCCAGTATTTTATGCCCAGATTGCGTCAGGATTTGCTATGTTTATAACTAGTAAAATAGGCCGTAAGTTTTTAGGACTGGAGTGAGTAATCATTTGAACATCCATTTAATAAAAAATTGAAAACCAGTTATGTTTTCACTTGTTTATTAGACAATGGACTATATTCTTGATTTTATTTCCACACGTGCCGCACAACGTAAGGCTGCTGGCGACGCTGTCTTTCAACATGCAGTTCCTCTTACGAATTCTGCGTTATACACACAGCATATGAAGCACATTCTGACCAGGTTACAGACTCAGTTTCCTGGTTCCAAAGTATCACATACGCTGTTGGCTCACGGCACAGACGGCAAAGTGTATGATATTACGAAGATTGACGACAAAATCCTACCCATTGTGGATAAGGTGTTGGAGAATTCCTATATTGTCTTAGAGTTTTAGAATTACACGACATAATACAAGCATAGATAAACCAAGTATAATAAGGATAAATACGCACCCAATAGCATATTTATAATTGATTAGTCGCAGTTGTTTTTGGTCATGCAAACCATGTTGAAACTCCTCAGAAATGGATGTTCTGGTAATATCTTCCTCGTTTATGGGAATAGCAATATAGTCGGAACTAATGCTCATTTTGTGCACCTAATGGTACAAACGTTTATATCCTATTTGCGACCTTTTTTGAGACCTACATTGCCTTCGCCATCTTTCATAGTAAGTCCAGCAACACGATTCACAAAGACCTTAACCTTCTCTTGTAGGTCCTTTTGGAACAAGATTAACACAAGTGCCATCACCTCGCCGCCTTCAAGTTCCTTTAACCGGAAATGGTCATAACCGGCCACCCCATTCAACGGGAAAGGTATTAACTCAATAAAGTTACGCAGCATATAGGCTGTCACACCAAGCATAAAGAGATGTAAAATAATATCAAAAAACAAATAAACCAAGGAATACTTTTGATAATCATCTTCACCCATCTTGCCATAAATTAGGTCAAAACATTTGGCCGCAGCAATACCAAACGTAAAAAAATAGACAGTTGTTAATCCAATGTCCAGAAGTTTTACTGCTAGAAATTTAGCTGTAAAAGGCACGTCTTTGGGCATTCTACTTATAGAGTTTGTTTTATAAATCATCTGTTAGGTTGAATAGCACGCACTGAAGCAAATGAACGTGACGATTTTGATAGCCCAAGTGCATTTAAGCTAATAGGATTTTCTTGAATATTGGACTCAACTACATCATAGTCTTTAAATAAATTTACTACACGAGAACGTCTACTTGGTATGTTATTGCTGGCAGGTAGTTCGATCGTTTTTTTAAGTAGTCTACGTTTTCTATGCATTACTATAAGTGTAGAACCGGTTACAATAATAATAAGAACTCCAATAGCAGCACCTATAATTCCTATACTTGTCGAGTTAATCGTCATAGCATTGAATTGACTTGCATATGTAGTGTTGATGATTGATGGTGATATAGAGGTAACCATGTTAACACTTTCGGACGGAGATAACGTTGCTGTTATTGATAGTGAATCAGAGTTTACTAGTAAATCTGAAATGCTACTCATTGAAGATGATGCTGACCGGCTTAGAGTATTACTCATAGATGGTGACAACGACTGACCTAGAGTATTACTCATAGATGGTGATACTGACTGGCTTAGATTACTAGTTATAGATGGTGACAATGATACTGATTGGCTTAGATTACTTGTCATAGATGGTGACTGAGATTCAAAGACAGATTGGCTTGGAGATATACTAATCGTTGTGTTTGTTGAACCAAAGTTTGTTAAGGATAGCACGGGTGATATACTCACAATGATATCCATTGTACTTGAGGTACTCATAGTGGGCGATGGTCTTATGCTAACTGATATACTAGACGACACCGATAATGATAAACTGGCACTACTAGTGAATGAAGGCGATAATGATACACTTCTTGTTACAGAAATATATGAACTTTCACTTTCCACTGCAGAACGTGATGACGATAAACTAGCACTTATTGCCATAGACCGTGAGTTTGACTGTGCTGATGTTCGTGATGCTGTTCGTGATGCTGTTCGTGATGCTGTTTGTGACGCTGGTCGTGATACGGCTCGTGACGCCGTTCGTGACGCCGTTCGTGACGCCGTTCTTGACACCGTTCGTGATGCTATGCGTGACGCCGTTCTTGACACCGTTCTTGACACCGTTCTTGACACCGTTCTTGACACCGTTCTTGACACCGTTCGTGATGCTATGCGTGACGCTGGTCGTGATACGGCTCGTGACGCTGTTCGTGACCTTGTATGGGAATTGCTTCTAGATAAAGTTTTGGAGGACGACAACGAAGGTGTTCTTGATACAGATTGCGTTGAACCAAAGTATAGGCATAACGCAAAGAGTATATACCGCAAAATATTTCGATGAAGCAAGAATTTATTTAAGATTGGCATTGAAGCCTAAGTGCAATATTTAGAATATAGTTCATTTTTTTCTTCAAGACCAAAATTGACTATCTAAAGAATCGCAAATATATCTATTTGTGGAGAAATCCCGTTGGCCCCATCATCCAGCGGTTAAGATGTTTGACTTTGAATCAAAAAACCCGAGTTCGAATCTCGGTGGGGCCTTAATATTCTTTCATTTCATCCTTGGCCCTTTATTATAGTGGTAGTAAGTGAGGTTCTGATTCTCACAGCGCAGGTTCGATTCCTGCAAGGGCCTACTATTTCATACTGCGATTTAAACTCTCACATTATCCAATATATAGTCATATGGCATCTAAATATTTTTTATTGTCTAAACAAACAAACGATGCCATATATGACAATACAAATAACCAAATAATGTATCCCAATTCAAATTCAGTCTATATTTTACCAGTTACAAATTTACCCTATTATGCTACACATGGGCTATTTGAAAAAGACCTTATAGAATGGTGTAAGCAATTTTGCAAAAACAATATTTTTTTAGACATTGGTGCTCATACTGGCACATACTCCATTGCGTTGTCACCATACGCAAAGCAGGTCTATAGTTTTGAACCTCAGAAAATGACTTATTACGCCTTATGCGGTTCAATTGCATTGTCTGATGCTCGAAATATTACGGCTCATAATGTTGCGTTAGGTTCACCAGATCAGGTCGGTATTCAAACGCTAAAGATTCGTAGTCCTGATGGTGGCGGGTCATCCTTACAATCCTTTGCCGACCCAGTTTTAGCAGAAGAAAGCGTGGAGGTTCGCACACTAGATTCCTATAATCTTACAAATATTGGATTTATAAAGATGGACGTAGAAGATAACGAACTCTACGTATTAAAAGGAGCAGTCAATACAATCAAACAAAATAATTATCCAACAATCATGTTTGAATCAAATCATGAAAACAAGGAGTTGTTTTCCTATATTACAGAAACACTCGGTTATAGTGCGATTCTGCCTATACAAGGTGTAAGCAATATGTATCTAACTCAACGATTTTAACAAAATTGACGACTGGTTGTCGTTACAAGGAACAAAGCGGTCAGTTATTTCAGTTGGTAGAATCCCTCTCTTATACGAAAAGACGTATGCTTAGGAAGGAGGAAGTCGCGGGATCGAGACCCGCACTGACCATAAACCCATTTTTTATTGACATGCCTAGTATGTGAATAAAAAGTCCAAAAAGTTGAATCCAATAAAGCAATCAATAAACACAACAGCCGCTATGAAGCTTGTAATTGTCGAATCACCGGCTAAATGCTCAAAAATTCAATCCTTTCTAGGCGATGGCTATAAGGTCGTCGCTACCATGGGCCATATTCGTGCTTTAGAAGAAAAACTAACGTCCGTGGGTATTGATAATAACTGGACGGCTACCTACAAAGAACTTTCTACCAAACAAGATGCTATTAAGAAACTCAAGGCTGCCGCAAAGGGTGCTGAAGTGATTCTGGCCAGTGATGATGACCGAGAGGGCGAAGGTATTGCCTGGCACGTTTGTCATATTCTCAAACTCAATCCTGCTACAACTCCGCGTATTGTATTCCACGAAATTACCAAGCCAGCCATACAGGCCGCCGTTGCAAATCCTCGTCGCCTGGACATGAACAAGGTCAATGCTCAGCAAGCCCGTGCGATGTTAGACCTTCTTGTAGGCTTTACAATCAGTAAGGTCCTATGGGCACGTGTTGCTCCTAAACTATCAGCCGGCCGCTGTCAAACACCTGCCCTAAGACTCGTCGTAGAACGAGATGCTGAAGTGGAAAATCATACGTCCGCTGCCTTTTGGCGTCTGCGTGGCACAACAACTCACCCATCAGCACCTACTCATATGTTAGACATCCAGGCAGCCAATGACATTCCTACACAAAACGAAGCTACAGCCGCCCTAAATAAAGTCCATAACAATCCAAATGCCAAGGTCGCAACTGTAAAAGAGTCCATAAGTACTAGCCAAGCTCCAAAGCCTTTTATTACATCAACATTACAGCAGGAGGCCAGTGCGTCTCATGGTCTGAATCCTAAGTCGACGATGATGGCAGCACAGAAGTTATACGAAGCAGGTCATATTACCTATATGCGTACAGACAACCCCCAACTGTCCCTAGAGGCCGCTACCGCCATTCGTGATTATGTTACTAAGACGTATGGGTCACAGTATGTAGGGCCTGAGGGTCAGCATACAATGTCTACTACTCCCACTACAACTGAGGCCACTCCTAAGCCAAAAGCCAAAGCAAAGAAGACTGACGCTCCAGCGGCACCAGAGGCCCAGGCTGCTCACGAGGCTATTCGTCCAACGCATCCTGAAACGCCAAATCCCACTATAGACGATGCAACGCAGCGAACGGTCTACAATCTTATTTGGCGGCGTGCCACGCAAAGTCAGATGGCAGCATCAACGACGGATGTTCGAAAGGCAACAATTGTCCTAGAAGCTGAACCTGACCGTGTATGGAATGCGGAAATGACCAAGTCCAAGTTTCAGGGCTATAAGATTCTGGAATCTACAGACCCAGCCAAAGCCGACGCCGAAGTTAAGGCCTGGGCTATGTGGACACCAATACTCGTCAAAGACACATCACTACAATGGAAAACGCTTCATGCCGACGAGGCATTTACGAAACCTAAGGGACGATTTACAGAGGCATCCCTTATTGCGGAATTGGAGAAGCGTGGTATTGGCCGTCCATCGACGTTTGCCTCTCTTGTCTCAACGATTATTGACCGTGAGTATGTTGAAAAGACGAATGTCGAGGGTAAAGCTCAGGACAGCCATCATCTGACGATTATTCCTAAGCAGTGGCCACCGTCAACCAAGACAGAAAGCCATAAGGTTGGTGCTGAAAAGAACAAGATGCGTAGTACTGCTCTAGGCCGTGCCGTATCACAGTATCTGAATTTAGAGTACAATAATCTCTTTAATTATGAATTTACGGCTAAAATGGAACAAAGCCTGGACCAGATTGCACAGGGCCAAAAGGAGTACAAGTCGCTGCTACAACAGACCTGGGATACATATAAGGATAAGTACAATGCCCAAATGGCCATCGGTTCCAAGGAATCCAAGGCCGCACGTGAACGTATATTATCTCCAGGCGTTAAAGTGATACTGAGTGGGCGGGGGCCGCTATTCGTAAGGGACCCCCCTGAGGGTAGCCCAAAGACGACGAAGGCGACGTTTGCTGCCCTTCCAACTACAGTATCTTTTGAGACGGCGACTGCGGCGGATGCAGAATCGGCTTTTCTGGACGCGGCGGCGGCCAAGGCAGGTGAGCTCATAGGTTCACTTGAGGGAGTTGAGATTCGCAAGAAAAAGGGTCCATATGGCCTTTACGCAGAATGTGGGACAGCTCGTATTCCACTCAAAGGCGATGAACCGTTGGAGCAGATTCAGGAGAAACTCAAGGCCAAGATTAGCTTTGCAGCAACGGGCGAGGCCTTTACTCGTGTGGTAGGCGACTTTACAATCAAAAAGGGACCCTACGGGCTTTATATGTACAAGACGGCACTCAAACTCAAACGATTTGTATCGTTTCCTGCTACTAGCGATGCAGAGAAGGTGGATGCGAAGACCGCTGCTACATTGTATAGCGAAGGTCTGGCAAAGAAGAAAAAGTGGGGTGGCAAGCCTAAGGATAAGCCGGCTGCGTCATAATTAGGATAGGCTAAATAGACAATACACCATAGTTTCATTGTCCAGGGTTCCAATATCATGAAATGTGACAGTAACTCCGTTTGCCATATACGATTTGCGTATAGCATTCACCAATGTATAGGGAGAATACCAGCAGTTATGGTCAGGGTGAACAATCTCTACAAAGGTTGTTCCCATAGTGCGATTACGACCCATATGGTTCACACAGAATGCATTTGGAGCACTAATAAGAATTGGTTTGCCTGGTGTTGCACATTGCGTGAGTCCCATTAAAAACCCTTCCACATTATTGACGTGTTCTATAGTTTCGGGTACAAGCAAAAGGTCGTACTTTTTTTCTGGTAGGGTACTATATAAGGACTTTCCAATAAGATTGGGATGTGTCTTCATCTGTTCAATGACCTCTTTATTAACGTCAAATCCCTCTACTAGCGGATTTGCTGTACATAACTGTATATGAAGATTTTGGGCTGGATTGTAAATAGGCCAATCGGCACATCCAATATGTAAGACGCTCTTGCCTTGTATCAGCTCTTTGAAATACGTCATACGGTCGCCGCGTTTTATTACCTTCACATGTTGTTCGAAAAAACTGGGTTGACTAAACATGTTGATTAAATGGTATATGTCTAATCTCTTTAATATACAAGACACGCAATAATTAGAATCATAATTAGAATTGCGACTGGTTGAAATAGTACAATTAAAGGTGCCTTATAAATATTTTTCATCATGAATTCACCGTGGCCAGACATAAGGGTGTAACCACGTTTCTCATAATATCCACGTACACCTACACCGCTAATCACCGCAATCATATGGTGCTTAGCAGCAGATGCTAGCCGTTCTGCCTCCGCAAGCAGACGCTGACCTACGCCTACATGCTGAGACGCTCCGTCGACCGATTCACCCACGGCCAGTGTTCGCCCATATACATGGAGTTCACGAATCAAGGCAGCCCCAACAAGTTCCCCAAACACCGAGCCAGCATCTGCACACAGTCGCAGGCGGCAGAAGCCAAACAACACCTGACGATCCTTTGACTCCCAAGAAATAAAGTGCTCAAGCCCCCCATGTGCAGAATAGGTTCGCACAACTAGTTCGCCATCCTCCGCCCGTGCCTTTGGCCAACGACCGGCCTCGCGACAGCGAATACAATGGCAAGTAAGGCCACGAGCTGCCATTTCGGCCTGGAAGTCCTGCCGCTGATTGCTTGTCTTTACGCCCGCTACAATATACTGATTTGGAATATCACGCACAATACGGTTATTGCGAATCCAGGGATGAACACGTGTCTTCCAGTATAGTACAACCTCCGTCAACGCGTTGTCGTCATACGGCACATACACGCCCTTCTTGTAATCTTCTAGAATCTTGGTATAGGGAGTTGTCGTACAGGGATAGACCTTGACTTGGTCAGGATGTAGGTCGTTCAGAACGCAGTCAATCATGGCCTTATCGCCAGCCACAGTCGCACCAGGCAGATTAGGCATAATATGAATATCGACCTTGAAGCAATTGTCCTTCAGTAGCTTCAACGCTGCTAACGTATGCTTATGACTGCAGCCGCGATTCACACCACGCAATATCGCATCATCAGTATGTTGGACGCCCAGCTGAACGCGTGTAACACCCCAGCGACGGAAGTCACGAATCTCCTCGGCATTGACACAATCCGGCCGAGTCTCAACTGTAATACCAATAATACGATGTATTCCTTCAATATTCATAGCCTTCTCCTCTTCCAGTGTAAATACATCACGAGGATCCGCTCCTTTGCTATCGCAAATGTTTGCCGCGTAGAAGATATCACGCATAAAGTTATCCAAATAAGACTTGGGGTAGGAAGCAAGAGTGCCGCCCAAGATTAGCACTTCGAACTTGTCCGTAGGATGACCGTTGACCTGATACGCCTTAATGCGGGCCAGCATCTGCTTCACGCAGTCAAAGCCGTTTTGGTTGGCTCGGAGTACACCAGGTTCGGCAAAGAGATAGGACCTAGGCTGTCCTGGCTCGTTAGGGCAATACGAACAGTTCCACTTACACGAGAACTTTTGTCCCTCAGGGTAAGGTGATAGAAATACAGTCAGCACAGATACACCAGACATACCACGGCATCGGCTTGTTACCAGGGCGGCCTCTAACTGAGGATTCATAGTCATGCGACCAGCTTCTTGTTCGTCAATATAAATCTGCGTAAAATACGCCGGTCGAATTGCCGTATGATACTTTCGCTGTAGAATCTGTCGTGACTGTGTATAAGATACACCATCACGAAGTAAGTCGGCAAGTTCATACAG